CGCCGAACTGCGCGAAGCCGCGCAGCGTGGCCGCGCCGTCGTCCGCCAGCGAGCGGTCGTCGACCTTCGTGGAGGCCTGGTTGGCGAGCGTGAGGCCCGCCCACCGGATCGCCGGGGCGACGTTCAGGAAGCCGGCGCCGTTGAGCTCGGTGTCCTTGGGCGCGGCGAGGTCACCGAGTGCCGAGACAGGGCCGAGCCAGACGGCGCGGCGCTTGTTCGAGAGATCGCGGGTGGTCATCGTGCTCAGGCCCCCAGGGTGTAGTTGTCGGTGACGTTGCCCGTGGTGATCGGGTTCTGCTGGAGCTTGAGGTTCGCCCGGTCGGCCGCCTGGTCGATCGGGTTGTCCGTGTTGCCCTCGTAGACGGAGACGACCTGGCCGACGGCGTACGCGTCGGTGGCCGGCTGGCCGATCCGGTCGACGAAGCCGTAGCGGCTGTCCTTCTGCTTGAGCAGGTTGGTCGCCAGGTTGAACACGCCGGTGTCGGCCTTGTTCTTGTCGCGCATCACGTCGAGCTTCATGTCGACGTTGTGGAACGTCGGCGTGACCTCGTTGCCGATGTTCGTGATGACGAGCTCGTTGTTCGTCGTGCTCGGCGCGAGGCCGATGTCGAGCGTGTCCACCAGCGCCGCGCTGATGTGGCCGCCGAAAGGCGCCGCAGCAACGTCGGTCGTGGTGATCGCACGCCACGCGTCGAGAATCGCCGAGGTCGGAGCGTCGAACGGGCAAGTGCTCCCGTCCGGGCCGACGAGCACCGTGGTGCCGTCCGCCAGGTCCGCCATCGGCACAGCCAGGATCCCGCGGCTTGGGCGCAGGAGGCGGTCGATCGCCATGTCTCAGTCCCCCGTCTTGGTCGCGCCGACCGTCGGCGGTACCGGAGTGTGGATGACCTGCTCGACATCGGACGCTGCGTCCGTGCCGAGGTCCGTCTTGGGCTGCTCGTTCAGGGGCGCATAGAGCCCCGGAAAGAGATCGGCCTGCTCGCGGGTGAGGTCCTGGACCTTGCCCGTCTGCCTGTTCCTGTACGGAGCTACGTCAGCCACGGGGTCAGAGTAGGTGCCGCCTGCGGTATATGCCCGCGGCGGCACGCGACGACTTAGGCGGGCTCCGGGATGGAGAGGTTGAACGTGAGCTGGAGCATGACCATCCGCATTGTGCGCGACGGCACCTGCACGCGGGCGGGCTGCGAGGAGAAGCCGGCCGAGCCCATTCCGGTCATGGGCGCGCTGCCCGCGGTGGGCGCCCAGCCGATCAGCACGCGCCGCACCGCGCCCGCCAGGCGGCGCACGTCGGCCGTCTTGGATCCCCAGCAGGCGATGCCCACGGCCATCGCGTACGGCTCGGACAGCTCGCCGGCGCCGACGATGCGGTCCTTGCCGGTCGGGTAGGCGGCGCCGAAGTCGACGACGCAGTAGGGCGCGATCTCGCCGACGTTGCCGAGCGCCTCGAGCATCTCGTCGGTGATCTGGTCGTAGACGCGGCCGCCGGCGAGGTTGGCCTTGAGGCGGGCGAGAATCGCCTCCTCCTCGGCTACTCCGTCTGGCCCGAGCGTGAAGTCTGACTCACTCATTGAATTGCAGGTCTCCCTGTTCCCATTCGACCAAGTGGGTAACCATTATCCGATTCGCCACGTCGAATCCAGAAAAGCCGGCGTGCGCAGCAGGAATGCCATTCAGGCCGAGATCCTGCTCAATGAAGTATTCCTCGAAATTGCCGGGGAACCATCCCATCGCCATGACGGTGCGCTCGCCGTCGTATTCGGGATTGTGGCTGTTGTTCGAGATCGACGCGACCATGAGGGCCGTCTTGTGGCGGCCGGCGAAGCCGCCCTGCTCCGCGCGCCGCTCGCCGGTGGGCGTGACGGCCGCCTCGAGCGCGTCCTGGATCTCGAGCGTGCCGTGGTCCACCGCGTCGGCGAGGGCGAGCACCGCCTGCGCCTTCTTGGCCGCGGCCTGGCTGGTGATCTGCCGTGCCAGCTGCTTGAGGTTCGGGCCGCTGCTGCTGACGCTGACCATCAGGTGAGCACCTCCGCGGTGATGATCTGCCCCCACGCCAGCGAGCCGTCGAAGCCCTCCCGGACGGCAAAGACGTACTTCTCCAGGTTCGAGGCGTTGCCGCCGTCGAGCACCCGCACGCGGAGGCCGGACTGCACCACGATGTCCGGCGGCATCGCGGTCTGGATCGTGACGGTGGAGAGCGACTGGTCGCCGCCGCCGACGGCACGGACGATCGAGCGGCGCATCGGCTGCACGAGCGCGCCGGCGGGACCGGAGTCCCACACGATGCACTCCGGCGGGATGTCGTCGGGGTTCAGCGCGATGTTGTCCAGGAACGGGTCGTAGGGGGTGTCCGCGTTCGTGGCCTTCGTCGGGTCGTAGATCACGACGTGCGCGCTGAACCACTCGATCAGCCCCGGCAGCATCGTGTCGCGCATGCCGTCCAGGTCGATCGTGTCCGGGTTGAACCCGGCGCCCCAGACGCCCATCAGGGGAAGTCCCAGAAGGGGATCCCGGCGGTGAGGAACGGCGGGCCCTCCTGGCCGATCGGGCCGGGCAGATCCCAGAAGGGACGCTCGTGGTGCTCGCGGCTGATCTCGAAGTAGCCGGAGGCGGCGTCGTTGGCCTTGATGTCCTCCTGGAGGGAGTCGATCAGGGCGTTGATCTCGGCGGTGATCGCGGCGCCGTCGACCTGGAGGTCAGCGCTGGTCCACTTCCGCAGCTTCATGGCCGGGGTCATGGCGACGATGCGCAGCGCGCTGACGGCCGCGCGGCGCGGGTCGTTGTTGCACAGCGCGAGGAAGCCGGCGAGCTCGGCGTCGCCGAACCACACGTAGTCGCCGAGGCCGTTGGTCGGGTTCACCGCGTCGGTGTCGCCCATGAAGAGTCGCGTCTGTCCGACCGGCGACGTGAAGTCGGCGGGCGCTACCCCCTGGTTCGCCATGCCGCCCACGGTAGGGCCCGAAACGCCGAATCCCCCACGACGCGCGAGGCGGTGTGGGGGATTCGTCCCTGCGAGCTGGAGAGTGCCCGACGTGCAGCGAGAGTAGCAGCGAGGCCGTAGCACAGGGCTCCGACACGCAGAAGAGGCCGGGCTCGTGGCCCGGCCTCTCCCTGCTGTGTTGCGCCTCAGATCAGGTGTTCGACCCGTTCGAGTAGATCACGGCGTTGCCCCAGAGGAGGTTCGAGCCGTGGACGTGACGCACCTTGGTGGTGATCGCGTCCTCGTCGAAGTCGCCGTCCAGGTAGGGAACGTCGCCCCCACCGTTGTAGTTCAGGCTGTTCGACTCGCGCACGAAGAACTGCGGCTCCTCGTAGCCCTCCAGGTAGTTCGACGTGAGCACGGGGAGGTCCTCGTCGCTCGTCGTCGGCACCAGGATCCAGCCGCGCCCGAAGTTCGGGTTGAGGCGGGTGAGCCAGAGCCACGGCGTCACGTCGACCGGAGCACCGAACTCGAGCTGCGAGCTGTACTGGCGGCTCGCCGAGGTCGACTGCGCGCCCGTGCGGGCCGGCACCGTGATGATCTCGCGGGTGCTCAGCGTGGCCTTGACGACCGACGCGTACGAGCGGGAGACGAGCAGCTTGAACCCGGTGTAGTTCGGGAAGATGCCGTCGACCGTCGTGTTGAGCGCGAGGTTGATCGCGTCACGGATGGTGGTCGGGTCGGACAGGTCGGGGTTGCCCGGCATGTTGATGCCGCCCTCGACGCCGTTGACCTGGCCGGTGAGCTTCTGCGAGAAGCCGCTCGCGGTGGCGAGCTGCTTGAGCACGTCGATGTCCTCCTGCTGACCGGCGTGACGCCCGAAGGCGTTGATCGCGTCGGCGATGAGGTTCACGTTCGTGCCGCGGAGGCGGACGATGGACTCCCAGTCGATCCCGAAGCCCTCACCGAGCTTGGAAGCCCGGATGACCTTGCCGGTGGCCGTGAGGCCGATCTGGGGGTAGCGCTCGCGCCGGCCGATCTGGGGCAGACCACCGGGAACGAAGGTGTCGCCACCGTTCGCGCCGGGGATGTTGCTCTGGTCGTCCAGCGTGTAGACGTTGACCTGCTCGTCCACGTCGATGTTCAGCACCGTCTTGCGCTGCGTGAACTCGCCGTGGATCTTCGGGACAGCCTGGTAGACCTGGGCCAGCTGGCGCCGGATGAGCGGCGCGACCTGGACCGGGAAGTCGCCGGTGCTGATGGACTCCGCGAGCTTGAACTGCGCCTGCGCGCGGGTCACACCCGGGATCTGGACCTTGCCCTCGGCAGCACGGAGGAGCCGTGCGGCCGCGAGGTTGCGTTCGGTGAGCTTCATGGTTGCGCGACCCCCTACGCGCCGGTGACCTCGACGAGCTGGACCCAGAGGTCGCCCGCCGACGTGCTGGACTTGGGCCGGTCGGCGTAGCCGATGGCCTGGATGCCGGTGCCGGCGGCTGCCTGGATCGAGCCGTCCGACGCCTTCGCGTAGACGACCTGACCGTCGGTGTAGGCGCCGGTGACGCCCGCGAGACGAACCAGCGCGCGGCTGTCGACCGTGGCGTACCAGTTGCCGTCCTCGCCCTGGCGAGGAACGTCGCCCACGAGGCCGTGCTTCGCCCCCGACACGACGAGCGTGTCCACGAGCGCGGCCATGTCGGTGATCGTCTTGCTCGAGTCGCCGACCTGGACCTGCTTGACGGCGATGCCGTCGAGGGAGTCCTTGACGATGCGGTTCGCCATTACTCAGCCACCTTCCCGACCAGTGCTTCCCACTCGGCCTCGTCGAACGCCTTGGCGCCGTCCTTGGCCTTGCCCTCGTCCACGAACACGCCGCCCTGGGCAGCGCCCTTGGTCGCGTACTTCTCGGCGATGGCCTTCTCGCGTGCGATCTCGCGCTCGACGGCCTTGTCCAGGCCCTCGCCGCGCTCGATGGCCTCGTAGACCGCTTCGCGTCCGTGCTCGGTCAGCTCCGCCTTGACGATCGCCTCTGAGATCGTCTTGAGCGAGGGCTTGTCCGACTCGGCCGGCGCCGCGGGCTTGAGGGCCTCGGTGAGCTTGCCGAGCAGCGCGTTGTCGCGCTCGCTCAGGATCTCCTCGAGCTCCTTCTTGTCCATTGGAACCTCGTCCTCCTCGTTGATCCGCGGCGGAGTCGCCTCGGACTTCTTCTCCAGCAGCTCTTTCTCGAGCGCGGAAGTCTCTTTGATATTCAGGCTCTCGGCGATGTTCTTCGCCGATTCGAGGGCCTGCACAATGCGGCCATTCGCGCCCGGTGCCTCTACGAAGTCGATGCTGTTGTAGGGGCTGTTCTCGGCGCTGAACAGCTGCTCGCAGGTGTACCGAATCTCGCCGTCGACCTCTTCCTCGACGAGCTTCCCGCTCGCGGAGATCGAGACGCCGATGCAGTCACCGAACTCCCGCACCCACTCGGACCACGCCTCGGCCACCTGGATGTCGGCGTAGAGCGCCTGGTCGGCCTCGTCCCACTGGGCGGCGCTGATCGTCTTGGCGCGGAGCCGGTCGACGTTGCCGCCCATGTCCATCCACGAGTCGTGGTTGGCCTTCATGCGGGTGCCCGCCGGGAACGCCTTGGCGCCGTCCCGCTTGAGCATTTCGGCCGGGTAGAAGGCAGACGAGCCCTGACCGGCCGAGATCACCCGGATGCGGTACTTGTCACCCTTGCCCTCGGGCAGCTTGATCGTGCTCGACTGCTCATGCAGCTTGGCGTCGCGCGTCCCCACGTCGGCGAGAGTAGATGCCGTTCAGCGCATATGCCGCTGGCGACTCACTACTTTCCGTCGGTCGAGTGGTCGTTCGGGGCGTTGCCCGCGCCGGTCGACTTGCCCTGGCCGGAGCCGGCGGAGCCGCCGGGGTTGCGCCGGCCGGTGCCGGTACCGGTGGCGGGCTTGCCCTTGGTGCCGGGCGTGGCCGTCGTGCCCGGGTCGTTGGGCGAGCCGCCCTGGCCCGCGGTGTCACCGGGCATGAGCACGGGCGGCAGCTCCGGGAGCTCGCCCGGGTCGTCGATGCCGAGCACCTCGGCCATGCCGGCCTGGATGATGTCGCGCTCGAACACGTTGGCGAGGTTGCCGATCTGCCACGCCTGCATGAGCCGCATGATCGTGTCCTCGGCCAGGTCCTTCCAGACCGGCACGACCGTCTTCGTCGCGCCGAGGGCGACCATGATCCGGTCGAAGGCGTCGTCCCAGACGCGGCGCCGCATCAGCGCGGTGAGCTTCGCGGTCGGGTCCAGCGCGCCGCCGTTCTGGTCGCTGTTCGGCGTGCCGCCGGCGAGCAGCGCGTCGACGGACACCTCGAGCGCGGCCGCGACGTGGGAGGCGATCACGTTGCCGGCGGAGAAGTCGTAGGCCTTGCCGGCGGACGCCAGCGCGCTCATGTCGGAGCCGGCGGTCATCGTCGCCGTGCCGCCGACCTGGCCGGGCCGGGCGACCTCGGCGCTCGCGGTCACGCCGGCGTCCTTGTTCGGCACGGTCAGCTTCCAGGCCAGCTTCGCCAGCGCCTTCGTCATGGTGAAGCCGTTGACCATGAACTCGCGGTAGAGCCGCGCCCAGGCGATCGCGGCGAGCGCGTCGGGCACGCCGTACGCCCACCCGACCTGCTGGTTGAACGCGACGTGCACCATCGTGTGCGTCCGGTCGGCGGACTGCACGCCGTCGGGCGTGACGACGCCCGAGGTGCGCTTGCCGTCGTAGGCGTCGGAGTAGTACCAGCGGACGTTCCGCACGAGCCCCTGGTCGCCGGTGCGGGTGCGGTCCTGCTCGCTCATCCACTCGCGGCGGAACGCCCAGATCTCCTCCAGGTCCTCCGGGTTGCGCACGTCGGCGGTGATCTGGTCGATGGGCACCCGCTGGATCGTCTTGGCGTTGTCGTCGACGAGCAGGAAGAGGTTGCCGTCGGTGAACGCGGCGCGCTCCATTTCCTCGTGCGCGCTGTTCGACAGCAGGTACCTCTTGTTCCGAGGCTTGTTCAGCGTGTTGCGCAGCGAGGCCGGCATCGGCACGACGGCGCCCTGGGCGTCGCGGCAGGAGAAGCCGACGCCGCCGCCCCAGGTGTAGACGATCCGCAGCTGCGAGGCGCGGCGGTACAGCGGGTTGGCGATGGTGAGCTCGCGCAGCATCCGGGACTGGATCTTGACCTGCGAGAGCATCAGGCCGTGGTCGGGGCCGTACTCGTAGACGGGCACCCAGCCGGCGGCGTCGACCATCATGTCGACCTGACCGAGCCGCTCGAGCAGGTCCATGTTCGTGCGCTCCAGGCCGGCGATGATGCGATCCGCCTTGGCGAGGTCATCCGCGCCGGCGCTCTCGAAGGTTCCGTCGGCACCGAGTCGCGTTGTCACGGGGGCGATTCTCGGGGCGATTCGGGCGGATTCGGCCTCGCGCGCCGAGATTCGCCGGGATTCGGGCTCAGATCGGCAGGCCGCTCATCGTGCCCACGAGCTCCCACGGGTCCTGGTAGACCGTCTCGCCCGGGGCGCCGCCGGTCTCGGCCTGCTGCACGAAGGGCGTGAAGTCGATCGCGGAGTAGATCGCAGCGTCCAGGTGGTCCGGCGAGTGGATGCCCTTGGCCTTGAGCACCGACTTCGACGTGATCTTGAGCTGCCCGCGGATCGTCATTTCGTACGACGTGGTGAGCATGTCCTTGGTCAAGTCCTTGTCGGCGAAGTCGAGGTCGATCTCGCCGGAGGACATGCGCCTGCGGAAGGTGTCGTAGTGCCAGGCGCGGGCGTTCAGCCACTCGTTCTTGTTCGGGCTGGCGTTGTTGCCGAGCACGCCGATCAGCAGGTAGCGGCCGTCGATGAACTCCCGCTCGCCGAGGAGGTTGGAGTAGACGCCGACGCCGGTGCCGGCGCGGTCGATCCGCACCTCGTCGACCTCGTAGTCCCGCGCGAGCCGGTGGATGCGGCGGGCCTGGTCCATGAACTCGACGCCGGACATCTTGTCCCACTCGTCGACCTTGCGGATGTGGCCGCCGACGTTCAGGTACGCGGTGCTCTTGTCGGCGCCGGTGTACGCCACGTCGACGCCGAGGTACCGGTAGACGGGGCTGCCCTTCTCCGGCTCCAGGTCGGCGTTGTGTGCGCGGTCGATCGTTGACTGCGGGAAGAAGGCGTCGCTGTTCTCGGGCGGGAACTCCCCGTCGACCTTCGCCGCGACGACGCCGGGCAGCGCCGAGCGGCGCATCATCGCCACCCACTCGGGCTGGATCATCTTGCTCTTGACCTTCGCGTCGAGCTCGGGGTCCTCGGGGAACAGGAGCTCGTCGGTGAAGTTCGGGGTGTCGGTCGCGCCGATCGTGAACAGCACCCAGTCGACGAACGCCTCGCGGTCGGTGAAGCGCTGGTGGAAGGGGGTGTTGCGGCGGTCGGGGTTGCCGATGCCGAGGATGCGGGCGTGCTCGTTCGTCGTGACCGCGTTCGCGCCGACGTAGAAGTCCTCCTGGAGGCCGCCGGCCTCGTCGAGGATCACCGCGACGTGGGTGTTGTGGACGCCCTGGAAGGCGGACAGCAGGTTCGCGTCGGACGGCCGGCGCGGAACCACGAGGTCGATGTCGTAGGGCTGATCGGTTTTCCACTTCGGCCAGCGCGTGATCTCGCCGATGAAGCCGTGCCCGCGGGCGGCCGCGAGGTTGTAGTTGTCGCGCAGGTACCGGAACAGCACCTCGTCGATCTGGTTCCGCACGGGCGCGGACACCATCACGCTCGTCTCCTCGGCCGGGTGCACGGTGGCGAACCACGTCGTGAGGTCGCCGGCGAGCTGGCTCTTGCCGACACCGTTGGCGGACTTCACGAGCGTCTTCGGGTTGACCACGAAGCTGTGCGCGATCTCGGCCTGCTTCGACCACCAGCGCTTCCCGAGCACGTCCCACAGCCACGCCTCCGCGTCGCGCTGGTAGATCCGCTTCTGGCTGCGGCTACGCAGCTCGGACAGCAGGTCGCCTTCGAGGTCGAGCAGCAGGCCCATCAGGCGGCCAGCTCGTCGTCGTCCACGTCCTGCTCGATCGCGGCGAGCGCGGCCGGCAGGCACTCCTCCAGCAGCTCGAGCATGACCTCCTCGGACCCGCCGAGGCCCATCGCCTCCATCTTGCGCACGAGCATGCGGAAGGTGAGGTCGAGCGCCCGCATGAAGATCTCGGCGTGCCGGCGGCGGATCTTGATGCGCGCTGCGTCGATGTCGCCGCGGTCCGCGGAGATCAGCTTGTTCATTTCGGCCAGCAGCTTCACGAGGTTGCCGGCCCAGCGGGGGTCGCCGAAGCTGTAGTACGTCTCGCCGGTGTTCGGGTTGGTGACCTCGCCGCCCTCGTTCCGAACGTGGTCGAGCAGGATCTCTTTCAGCTCGATCATGTCCAGCAGGATCAGCGCGCGGCGCTCCACCTGGGAGAGGTAGTCGTGGCTGCGGAGGATCTCGCGGACGCGCTGGACGCACCGCGCCGGCGTGAGCAGGCCGCCGAACTTCTCGGCCATCTCGTCCGGGGAGAGGTTCTGGCGGGCGTACTGGAGCAGCCGCTTGTCGGTCGCTGACAGCTCGCCCTCCGCGCCGACCACCTTGGCGAGGTCAGCGGTCGGCACCACGGTCATCGCTCGTCCTGCCAGCCGGTCAGGTCGGTCACGCGGATCTCCACGCCGATCGTGCGCTCGCCGTCGGTGAGCGTCAGCGGCTCGCCGGCGTGCAGCACGCCGGTGGCGTGGAAGTCCCGGAGGCCGTGGCTGCGAATGACCTTCTCGGCCACGGCCTCGAGCTCAGCTTGCTTCGTCATGGGTGCCTTTCGTCAGGCGGTCGTAGGGGTCGCCGCAGGCGTCCCACTCGGCACGGAAGGCGAGCACCTCGCGGGTGCCCACCCACTCGAACAGGTGAATGAACACCCACCGCTCGTCGAACCGGTAGCGGCGCGGCAGGTCGATCGTCGCCGCGGTCCGGCCGATCCTGCCGCCTCGGAGGATGTCGGCACGCCAGGCGCGCAGCACCAGAGCATGCGTCCGGCAACGTCGCGCGGCCCGCGTGGTGTGAATCCGCCCCATGCGGCCAGTGTCCCGCCGGAATCGGCGGATGCCCGTGCTACACGCGGGCCCGGTGCAGAGCGCGCGGCTCCAGGGATGCCCCGACCGCATCCGCCTCACGCTGCGCGAGCTGCGCGAACATGAGGCGGATGCGCCCGGAGGGGGTGGCGTCGCGGTGGAACGCGCGCCGAGTGGCGTACGCCAGCGGGTCCTCAGCGGGGGTCTGGGCCCGGGCTCCGATCATCCCGATGCGGAGGACCAGCAGGCCGAAGATCGCTGCGATGAGGATGCACGCGACCGTCCATGCCATGACCAGTGCCATCGGGACTCCCTACGCCGTACGAGGGAGGCCAGCGGACTCGATCATCCGCCGAGCACGGTGGGTGGCGTCGGTCTGCTGTCCCTCGCGGAGCACATAATCCAGGCGATCGACCAGCTCGGACAGGTCCTTGGCGCGTGTCGCCTCGGCTCTGCGCCGATTGTCAGCCTCGATCGCCGCGTCCTCCGCGGTCGTGAGGAGCACCTGGAGCTCGGCGACCTCGTTCAGGATCTTCTGCCGCTCGGACACCGGCATCGCGTTCTGATTGCAGACCGCGATGATGGCCCCCCTGGCGTTCCTCAACGAGGAGGAGCGCCAGGGGGTCGCGTCAGCTGCCGGCATTCGCCGGGTCGGCCGTCGCGGGCGCCGGGGTGGCGTCGGCTGCGGTCGGCGCCGGGGTGGTGGCGTCGGCCGGAGCCGGGGTAGCGGCCGGGTAGAGGAGCGCCTCGGTGGCCTCCAGGTGGGTCGTCGCCTGGTCGAGGTTGTCGAAGTCGGCCAGCTTGCCGTCGAGCTCCGCGGCGATCGCCTTGCGGCGGTCCTCGCCGGCGTTCGCGCGGGCGTCCCAGTCCGCGATCTGCGCGGTGAGCTGCTCGTCCTCGGCCTTGAGCGCGGCCACGTCCTGCGTCAGGGTCGTGCGCCGGTCGGTGACCTGCTGCTTGAGCTGCGCGAACGCCTCGTGGAACTTCGACACGTCGAACGGCTCCGCGGGCACGTCGGGCTTGGCGAGCACCTCGGTGGGGGTGTCGTCCACCGCCGGCGGCACGGGCAGCTGGATGGGTGGGACGGCGACGGGGTAGGGCTGCGAACCGGATCCGAGCAGGGTCATGCGGGCTCTCCAACTAGGCCGAGCTGTTCGGCGAAGTGACGACGCTCGGCCTCGTCTGCCACCTCGGTCTCGAGCAGCGCCAGGACGGCGTGCTGCTCAGGGGTCAGGCTGCGGTCGATCTCGGCCGCGCGCTTCTGCGTCCGGCCATCCCAGCAGGCCTGGCAGTAGCCGGCGTGGTAGGCGCGCCGACGGCCGCCCTTGAGGACGGCGTTGGGCTCGCTCACGGCGACCAGCCGGCACCCGCAGGTGCCCTTGCACAGCGGGTACCTCACGCGCCCACCACCGCCAGGACGACGATGAGCGCGACGAGCACGGCGACGCCGAACAGCAGGAAGCTGACCGCGGCGACGACGCCGGACGGCTCGTTCTCGTCGGCGTCCCGCCAGGGGCCGTGCTCGTGCTGCGTCACAGCGCGGCTTCCGAGAAGATGCCGCGGACGGCACGGATGTGGGTGTCCTCCAGGTGGGTGAGCGCCAGCGACTTGTCGCGGCCGTCGGGCATCACCACGTCCAGCAGCGCGCCGAGCTCGATCACGAGGTCGTGCACGGCGTGCACCTCGGCCTTGGCCGACTCGCTGACGTTCTCCGGGTCGTGGCCCACGTTGAACCGACGAATAGCCCGGTCACGGGCCTGTTCGGTGATGTGCGGCTGTGGCACAGCAGGCATGGAATCGACCCTCTCCAGTAGTCAGCGCCGGGCCCCCGTGGCCGGCGCACAGACGATCTTGAGGGACGGACTGGTACATGCCGCAACTCGCATATCGGCGTGTCGGCAAGATTCGTTGCGACGCGCCGCAAACTCGTCAATCGCCCAGGCGGGGTGATTTCGTGCTACGGAACGCCTTGCCCATCCAGGTGTGCGGCTGGATCCGGGTGCTGTGCCCGCGCGGCTCGACGCAGCGGATCGTGACCGGCCCGTAGGCGAAGTCGCGCACTTCCGTGGCGCGGCATCGGTCCCGGTCCTTCACCGGACGCGGATGCTCTCGCCGGGATAGATCATGTCGAGGTTGGCGATGTCCGGGTTCAGCACGCCGAGCATGTGCAGGCTCGTCCGGTAGTGCGCGGCGACGGCCGTGAGCGTGTCGCCGGACTTCACGACGTATCGGACGTGCGGGTCGGCCTTCGGCGGCGTCGGGGCGGGCTTCGGCGCCGACTTGAGGGTGACGATGCCGGACTGGCCCCAGTTGCCGGTGGAGCGCATCAGGTTCCGGTCGATCGTCCCGGAGCCGCAGGGCACACCGTTCTCGATCTGCTGGATGTGCACGTTGTTCGGGTTCGGCTGGTGGCCGCCGCCCCACGCCGTCGCGGCCTTCACCCACCAGCCGTAGGTGGACAGCCGCTTGCTCGCCAGGTGGTCGATCACCAGGCCGGAGCCGTAGCAGCCGGTCCGGTTCACGCCGATCACGGACGAGAAGCCGGCGAAGTAGTCCTCCGCGTGCACGAGCTGGTCGGCGGTGATGTCGAAGTCCACCGCGGAGTAGATCGGCCGCTTGTTGCTCGGCCCGCCGCGCTGGGCGGCGAGGGCGTTCAGGTTCGCCTGCGCGTTCTTCGCGTCGGCGATGCCCTGCGACCGGCCGGACAGCACACCCTGGCTGCCGAGCTCCCAGACGAGCCCGAACGCGACGCCGTGCGCGCCGTAGTCGTGCACCTCGTCGATCGTCATGCCCTTGTTGCCGGGCCCGGGGTCGGTGATGTACCGCATGACGGCGTTGATGCCGGCGCGCTGGTAGTCGGCGCCCGTCGGGCGGTCGTACGAGGTGTCGGCGCCCTTGCGGGTGAACAGGATCGTCACGGCGTCAGGGTAGGGGCGGCGTCCGACGTGGCAGGGACAGCGGGCCGGTGTGCCGCCCGAACCGGCCCTCAGCGATCCGCTGCCGGGCGGTGGCCTTCTCGGCCGCGAACGCCTGGACGTGCTTGACCAGGATGCCCATTTCGGACGGGTACTCCGCCTCGTGCTGGATCGCGCGGGTGTACGCCCACGCCTCACCGAGGTCGTCCGGGTGCACGCCGCAGCCGAGCAGGAACGCCGTCGTGGAGACGAGCCCGATCGCGGTCATCGGCTCGCCCTCGTCGGGTGGCAGCTCGAAACCGGGCAGCTCGTCGCGCATGGTGTCCCCTCGTCAGAGGGGCATTCTGGCGGCGTCTACAGACGGCGCACGGCCACCTGGAAGGTGTGTTCGCCCATCCGCACGGTGAATGTCGTCTGGTCGTCCTCCTCGTCGGCCCACGGCGCCACGGTGTTCAACGGCAGGTAGTGGCCGCGATGCCTGGGCCCGTGGCCGACGTGCTCGAGCAGGTCCCGGCGGATCTGGTCGGCCAGCCACTCCTCCGCCACGATCGCCTGCGCCTTGCGGCGGGTCGCCTCGATCGCCTCCGGCGTCGGCACGGTGATCGGCTCGGTGGGCATCGGACCCAGGTGCGCCCGCAGGTCGTCCCGGGGGATCGCGTCGAGGTAGCGGTCATCGACCATCGCGCACCTGCTGCTCCCACTCGCGCACCTTCTGGCGCCACTCCTCCTCGGCGATGCGGGTGTTCACCGTCAGCGCCGCCGCGGCGATGCACGCCAGCATCCCGACCACGCAGACGACCGTGCCGAGCCCGTCGCCGGCCAGGAAGTCGTGGAACGCGACCACGATCTCGAACAGGCTCGCGCAGAGCAGCCAGTTCGGGCTGCCGCGGAAGTAGCTACGCGGCTGCACGGCGCCGGTCGATCGCTCGCACCCACTGCACGGCCACCGCGGCCACCTGGATCAGTTCGGTGCGCAGCTCGTCGCTGCCCTCCGGCTCGGCGAGCGCCTCCCAGACCTCCTCGAGCAGGATCCCCCGCCAGGTCAGGTCGCCGCGGCCCACGGCGGCGGCGTTGTCCTCCTTGGCGTACTCCGCCAGCTCGAGGGCGGTGTCGGAGCCGCCGATCGTCCACTCGTTCGGGCAGCAGTCGCGGCCGGTGCCGTCGGGGTGGTTCTGCTCGCCCCACTTCTCGTCCTGCCGGTACAGCTCGTTCTCGACGTGCGCGAGGGCGTGGAACACCCCGTCGGTGTCGTGGTGGGTCATGCCTTGGTGTCCTCGGCGATCGCCGCCGGCAGCGCCGTCAGCGGGCCGCGCGGCTCGTCCAGCTCGATCGTGATGCAGCAGGCGGTGGCGGGCATGTCCCGCTGCACGGCACGCAGCACCCCGGCGTAGTCCGGCGCGTCGACGGCCGCGGTCACGTCGTAGGTGGTGAGCAGGTCGTTGCTCGCCAGGTCGCGGATCTCAAGCAGGTGCATCGGTCACTCCTCGGGGTCGCACCACGATCTCCAGCTCGATCCCGGATGCGGTCGTGATCGGCAACGTGGCGACGCCATCCTGAATGGTCGGCGTCCACACCAGGCAGCGCAACGCGCCGTCGGTGCGCGCGAAGGTCCCAGCGATGATCCCCGTGATGAACGCGATGACCGCCGCCCGCTCGCCGTTGACCTCCCGCTGGTCGACGCCCGGCATGCCCGCCGGCGGCCGGGGGCTGGCCTCGGCCGGTATCCGGCGCGGCTCCGGCGCCCCGTCAGCCTTCACAGGTGCCGGCCGATCCGCTCGATGAGGGCCCGCTTCGCCGCGCGGCGCTCCTCGCGCTCGTACTGGCGCCGGTCGGCGCGATTCATGCCGTCGCTGCGGGACTTCGCCACCGGGTCCAGCTTCGGCTCGTCGTCGTAGCTCATCGGGTCCTCTCCTCGAGCGCGTGGATCTCGGGCCAGGTCGGCGGCTTCGCGCCGCGCTGCTCGGGTGCGGTGCCCTCGTCCCAGAAGTGCAGCAGCCAGCGCACGGTGCGGAGCTCGGCGGCGTTCAGCGGTCGGCCCGGGTGGCCTTCGCAGGGGCGCTCGATCGCCTCGTTGAACTCGAGCTCGTTCCAGGCCACCCACTCGCAGGCCCAGCAGACCGCCAGCGGGGTGCGCTTGTCGCGCCCGGCGTTGTCGATCTCGCCCCAGCGCCAGTCGTGGTGCGGCCACGGCTTCGCGGGGTCGCTCACCGGCCGATCCCATCAGACTCGGGCCGGGTGCGGAACGGGTCGGCCTCCGCGGCGACGTGGTGGATTGCATCGTCGGCGGGCAGGCCGCAGTCCTCGCCGCTGCCGTCGCGCTCCACCATGTGCACGCAGGCCATGCCGGAGTAGCCGTCCAGGAACGGGTGCGGGGTCAGCCCCTCGCGCAGCTCCTCGGCCTCGCCGGGGGTCATCCAGCTCACAGCTCCGCCTCCGCGATCTCAGCCCCGAGCGCCGCGTAGCCGGCGATGTCCACCCAGGAGTCGGCGTGGTTGTCGTGCAGGTGCAGCCGGGACAGCTTCATGGCGACCATCAGCCGGGCCACGTCGGTCGCGCTGATGTCGATACCCAGCAGCACGCTCCACAGGCGGGCGATCCGCTCGAACGAGTCGGCGGCCGAGCCGTAGGTCTGCGCCCGGTCCTTGCCGATCAGCTGCGCGGCGTGCTCGAGGATCTGGTCACGGCTGGCCTTGTGCGGGTGCGCCCCCGGGGGCGCCGCGGGCACTACGTCGAAGATCGACGCCTCGCGGGCCTGCACTCGGGCGTCGCGCGCCTTCTCCCAGGACGGCATGGGCAGGTTCGCCTCCCGGTCGACCTCCGCCTTGAGCGGCGACTCCTCGGTGCGGATCCGCAGCGGGCTGTCCGCGCTGAGGATCGCCGGGTTGAACGGCGCGGCGTCCAGCAGCCGGGCGTACAGCGCGGTGGCGATGTCGCCGCCGGCGTCGCGGCGGGGTTCCAGCACGCGCAGCAGCCAGTCCCGCTCGGTGGCGGTCAGCGCCAGCCGGTAGTGCTCATCCTTGTGGCTGGTCATCGGCCCATCCCCCTGTCGTCGCCGTGGCGCAGGGCCAGTCGGCGTGCTCGTAGCCGCGGTCGCGGCTCTGCTCCCGTTCGATCCGCGCGCACTCCTCGCACACCGCGAAGGGTGTCAGGTCGGCGAGCGCCTGCGCCTTGTCGTCCTCGGTCACCTCCGGGTCGGAGTCGTCGATGCCGTAGTCCAGCGCCTCCTGCCGGGTCTCGAAGCTGAACTCCGCGTCCGGGTACGGCAGCCACAGGTGGACCGGCCGGTGCAGCTTGCGGATGGCACGCCAGGCGAGGATCTGCCGGTCGAACGCCAGCGCGGTCGCCGGGGGCGTCTGGCCGAGCCCGTGGCCGCGGGCGCCGGCCGGTACGGCAGGCAGGGACGGCAGGCCCTCCGGCGGCTCGCCGCGGTCCTTCACGTCGCGCCACGGGAACGGCACGCCGGGCGGGCCGAACACCGCCCCGGCCACGCCGTCGCTCATGCGGATGCCCTTGTACTCCAGCCAGGTCGCGCCGTCCGGCTCCGGGCCGTCGTGCTCGCCGGCCGGGGAGCGGTCAGTCGCCATCAGCGTCGGGGTCCTCGCCCCACTCGGCCATCGTGTCCTCGTCGAACCGGTCGTCGTCGGCCGTGCCGAGGTCCAGCAGTTCGAGGGTCATGCTCGGCAGGCCGAGCCGCTGGAAGGTGTCGAGCTGCACGGCCGCATCCGCGGAGGTCATGCCGGGGATCGTGATGGCGATGCTGTAGGCCACGCCCTCGATCGGGGTCGGCCAGTCGGCGGCGTCGTCCTTCACCATGCCGAGGGCTCGGGCGAAGGTGCGGTGCTCCTCGGTGGAGGCCGTCGTGGGCAGCTCGAAGCGCGCGTCGAAGCGGTCCGGCACGGGCGGATCGGGGGTCAGGTGGTTCTCGCCGTCGAGGTGGGCGTCGTGAGCAGGAGGCACGGACGGCAGCGTACGGGCGGCTCCGGAGTGTCGTTGAATGCCCTTTGCGGCATGAATTGGGCTGCTGCGGCATTCCTCGCCGGGATTCGGGCCGGCTGGCGCTTATAGGGGGATTTCGGAAAATAATTTCCACGGTCGCCGTGTGGGGAATGTTCATGCGGTCTGAAAGAGGGCGCCGCGGCGGCCGAGCTCGCCTGGCCGCGATTGTTTATGCCTGTCGGGGCATATGTCGCGCGTCGCCGATGCCGCCGGGGGCATATGCCGCGCGAGGCATGGCCGCGCCAGCTCGGCGAGGCATCGGCCGACCGCGCGCGCCAGCTGGCAGGGCTCGGCGGCCCGGCGCGCGTGGCCCAGCTGGCCGAGCTGATCGGCGCGCGGTGCCCAGCTGGGCGCGCGTGCCAGCTGGCAGGGCTCGGCGGCCGCGCGTGCCGAGCTCGGCGCCGGGCGGTGTGCGGCCAGCTGACGGCCTGGCGCGCGTGCCGATGGCCGCGGGTGTCGGCCGGGGCCTGCCGTGCCGCCAGCTGGGCGCGTACGGCCGATCCGAGGGCACGCGTGGCGGGTGTCGCCGAGGCATGGCCGGATCGGGCATGCCTAGGGCCTGCCGATGCCTAGTGCCGCCTGGCATCGGGCCCGTTCGGCGGTGCGTCGGCGCGTGGCCGTATCGGTGCCCTGGCGGCCAGCTGGCACGGCCGAATCCCGCCGCCCGATCAGGGGTAGCGGCCGCCGCTAGGCATCCCGTACTGTCTCCCCTAGCGCGATCGGCAATCCCGCCGCCGCCCTAACGGAGAGTGACCGCCCAATGATCGACCGCAACGGCAACGCCTGCCCCTATCCGTCCTCTGTCGTCCCGATCCGGTACGCCGTGACGTTCGCCGATGCGTCGACGGCCGTGGCGTGGCCCGGTATCTACGGCCCGACGCGGGCCGAGCTCGAAACGTGGATCGCCGAGCGTGCAACGGATGAATACCGGCGGCAGGGTGTCCCCCTGACCGACGGCCAGGCCTACGCCGCCGCCAAGCGCTACGCCAGGGCCCAGCTGGGCCTGGCCGAGGCCTACGGGTCGACCGAGCTATTCGCCTGGCCGACTGACGTATCCGCCACGCTTGAGGCCTGGCAGACCCCGACCACCGACGCCCAGGCCGAGGCCCTGGCGGCGTGGCAGGCCGAGCGGGCCGCCGACCTGGCCGCCGAGGCCGAGGCCGACCGGATCGCCGACGCCGCCGCCCGCCGGGAGGCCGAGCGGGCCGCCGATGCCGTCGACCGCCGGGCGTCCTACGGCGTCGACACCGACACCGAGGCCGACGCCGCCGAGGCCGAGCTGGCCGCCGCCGCCGGATGGGAGGCCGAGCTGATCGGCACCGACGGCCACGCCGCCGCCGATGACCGATCCGAGGCCGAGCTGGCCGCCGACTGGCAGGCCGAGCGGGCATCCCGCAACGCCTACGCCGCCGCCGCGGCGTGGGATGACCGCGGATCCGACCGGCACCCGTTCGCACCGATGGCCGGCGGTGTCTGCCGTGTCTGTGACGGCCCGGCGTCCTCGCCGATGCACACCGCCGACGGGTACCGGGCCGCCAACGCCGCCAGCATGGCCGAGGGCATCCGCACCGCGGCCCGCCAGCTGACCGACCGGGCCGACCGCGCCGAGCTGGCCCGGGGCCTCGACCAGGCCGAGCTGGCCCTGGTCATGCTGGCCGAGGCCGACGCCGTGTCGGCCGGGGTGTCGGCCGCCATCGGTGCCCGGTATGCCGAGGCCGACGCCTGGCGCCGGATGATCGGCGCCAACGCCGCCCGCCGGTACACCCTGGCGGTGTGGGGCGCCACGGCGACGGATGAGGCCTCGGCACTCTGCCGGGCCGCCGCCGCCGAGGCCTCCCGGGCCGCCCGCCAGCTGGCCGCCATCCTGGCCGGCGGTGCCCGATGACCGCCGGCACCCGCCGTGCCGCGGTCACCGCGGCCGCCGCCGCCCTGGCGCTGGGCATGGCCGCCGCCCTGGCGGGCCGGGTCGACTCCCCGGCCGCCCTGGCCCTGGCGCTCGGCGCCATCCTGGCCGCCGCCGCCCTGCCGATCCTGGCCGCCGGGATCCTCGCCGAATGGCGCCGAGCTGGCACCGACACCGACACCGCCGGCACCGACGCCGGCACCGATCCGAACGGAGAGTGACCATGACCGACCGCACCCGCACCGCCGAGGCCCGGGCCGAGGCCTGCCGCCGCCGGGCCATCCGGGCCGCCAAGTACGCCCCGGCCGGCACCCTGCCCCGCCGCCTGGCACCGATCATCCCCGGCACCCTGCCGACCCTCACCGCCGGCACCGCCGGCCGACACTCTGGAGTCTGACCATGACCGCACCGCACACCGCCGACCTGACCATCCGACCGCTCGGCATCATGGCCGGCCGCTCGGCCTACGCCGTAACGGGTGCCCTGGTCGACGCCGCCGGCACCCGCCACCCGTTCGCGGTCACCCTGGCCGGGGACGCCATCGGCGACACCGCTACGGGTGTCGTCCTGATTGCCGAGGCCTGGCCCGACGGCCTCCGGGTCACCGCGCCCGACCGGTACGGCGTCCCGTTCGGCCAGGAATGGATACGCCGGTTCTACGGCGTCGACGCCC